CTCGTTTGTGTACACTGCTGCGTTGTATTCACGGTCAATGGCCTCATAGATTTGCATTGCGTCTTGGGGAACGTCCCCAGTAGCGACCAATTCACAGACTTTGGCGTTGTGCGGGAGGGTTTGCTTGACCGCGAGGGTCATTCCCTGCTTCAAACCACCTGCAACTTGGTTAGGATCTTCCAGATCCTCGAGACGTATCTGCCGGGTGCCCCATACAGCAGCCATCCCGCCGTCAAGAATAAGGTTGAAAAGCTCGTTTTGAGCCAGATTGAGGCTAACTGCATCATCAAACAGTGCCTTCCCCCACACAGATTGTGGGATTCTGACAATTGGCTCAGCTATGAATGGGCTTTCTTGGTGCCAGAAGGGGTTTGGTTCGGGCTTTCGAATGAGGAAGCGCTTGTTTGCGACTGTGCAGACGCAGTTTCGGTGGGCCACGGTCCCATCGGACTTGAGCAAAGTACCCCAGAATTCATCGAGTACAACTCGCTTTCGGAAGGCGGGCTGGGTCGTGGTATCTTGGTTGCGGTCTTCGTCGCTTCGTTTCTCATCCTCCGGCTTCGTATAGTCGATGCCAATGAGTTGATCCACGACTGATTTGTCGTAGATACCTTCATCCGCGGCGGCAATGACCTCATGAAGATCGCGTTCCACACTATGAATTTCATACAGACCGGCTCCAGAGGGGTCAGGGAAGTAATCTTCAGGTTGAACCAAATCAATTCGGAGCTTCCAGGTGGTATCCTCCTCCATTTGGAGGGTGTCTTCCTCACCTGGCTGCCCACGGACGAAGCCAAACTTCCTGATGGGAGCCATGCCCCCGTGCACCTTCAGAATAATGAGGCTGTGCAGCAATCCCATCTTGATGGCGTCAGAGACAACCATCGGGAAGGTTGTGGTCTTGTTGTTGCAATCCCACAGATCATTGAGGAAGTTGTTCAGAATGGAGCGGAGCTGCGCACCACTTATGATCTTGGAGAGTTCGTAATCAACCTCAACGCTGTAGTAGTCACCGAACTTGATGAGGCCGCGCTTGATGAAGTTTCCCATGGACTCCACAGAGACGGAAGTCTTGGGAATGAATTCAGTTGACTGTCCGTCTTGCTTGTAAGACCAGTCCTGGCGCCCAAGATAGGCATCCATGTTTCGACGGTTCTTGCGCAAACGTGACTGCTTCGCGTCCCAGGCCTCATCTCGACATCTAGCAACTTCTTGGATGACGGAGAGTTCTTCTGGGTCGTGCTGCCAAACAGGCTCGTCGTTTACGGTAGCTTGGCCGGTGCCTTTCAGAGGCGCCGAGCTAGACTTTGGTCGTGCCATACCTTGGTCCCGGTATTCTAGCGCGCCGTCTGAGGTTTATTTCCTGCACACATGAGATGTGAATACCAATACAAATTTCGCTGTTTGATTGCAAGACGTGCCCGCAATGACGGCATCGTCGTGCCTGTGGAATATTGGCGGGAACCTTAGAACCTCCTGAGCGTCCCTGGGCTGACGGTGTGAGGGCCGAAAGCGAACTCTCGTTCTCTTGCAGCAAATTGATATGTGGGCTGGGGGAGATGGACGGAGTGTCGGATGTTATCCGATGGCGGCCTGACGGGTTCCTCATATGCCAACCAGTATCCTAGAGCGTCCGACCAGTGCGTTCGCCGGAAGTAGGGATCTTTGCGGTTCCTGACTTTCTTAAGACCTCCTCGATCGTCTCGTAGAACGCCCTCGAGGTCAGCGATGAGTTCTCTGCAAGAAGGATCAATCTGTAAACGGACAAGGCCACGCTCGTCCTTGCAGAGACGGTTGAGCGAGTTAATTCGATCTGGAACCTTCGGATTAATTTCAGGAATCCGAAGCACAACGGAAAGTCTGAGGCGACGCATTTCCTGCAGAATGACCCAGTAATCCGTTTTGCCAGTTTGACTAGATCGTCGTTCGGACGTAGCATCTCCGTAGATCCAGATCTCTGAATTATGATCTCGGAATACGTTCGCGAACAGATCACACATGTCCGGGATTGAAGCATCTTCCACCGTTAGTTCTTTGCAGACACGATATATGCCACCGTCAACTTGCCCCACGACAGAAGCCATGGGCTCCACATTGAAGTCCCAGGCCCAGCAAAGGGGCCGAAATGGAGACACAGGGGGCTGCTCACGCACATGGATGATCCTGCTAAAAGCTGGATATGCACGCGCCCCTCCGATGCCTGGTAGCCATTCACCTTCCATCCGGATACGCCTTGCGACGGAACCTTCAGGATATATGGACTCAAGACGGGCAATCTCATCTCTGGCAATTCCTGGATTGTCGTAAATCGACGCCCCAAATACCGCCACATGGGCTAACTTACCTTCTTGCCAGGGGTTGATGATTTTAGGGAAGACCCATGAGATGGTCGTGTGCTGACCTTCGGGCGGGAGGATCGTAGCTGTACAGAAAAACTTGAGAGGCCTGGCACCAACACGGATGGCTGATTCTTCATAGATCTCCCACGGATGCTCCTCATCCATGTGCATCCAGTCTTTCTCGGACCCTTGGTACTTTCTGCGGCCTGAGTCAGCAGATTTGAAACCAATAATGCTACCATTCTTGAGTTTAAGAATTTGGTCATCTACACGCCATTGCTCAATTTCATGAGATGGTATGAAAGGAGCCGAGCGCTGTCCAGGGGGAACAAAGCCGTTATCAAAGTACTTGGGCTGGACAACGTCCCTGGAAGTCGGAAAGTCCAAAGACGAAACCCATCCAGAGGTTGCCCGGCTTCTGACTTGTACACTCGAGGATGTACCGTCAGCATTAACTTGCACTCCAGTGTGCTCCATTCCAAATCTGGCCAAAGTCGCGCCAATGTACGAACCTGCGTCTGACTTACCGGATCGGTTGGCCGCAATGAACCAGTTCTCCTTTGCACGACCATAGAGGGTGCTCTCAACGAACTCTCTTTGCTTGTTGTGGAGTTTGTAAAGGAGGAGGGGATCACTTCGCCGCCTGGAACCCATCTCTTGGGCGAGCGCGAGTAGTTGTTCCTGATCTGACCTTTGCATCAGACATTATGGGCAGAAAATTCCAATAACACAATGGGTTGGGGGTGGTTGCGCCAACATTGCAAATGTGTCACATTGTGATGTTTGTTACATCAACCTGGGGAACTTACAAAATGTCAGAAAACAAGCCCAGTTACGGGCCGCAGACCCCTGCTGCCCTAGCAGTGTTTTCATTCAAGTACGCTCAAAAAGGAGAGAGTTGGCGTGATGTCTGCAACAGGGTTTCAAGCGTGCTGGCTGACAGTGATATTCACTACCGTGAGTTTCGACAGATCTTGTTGGAGGGCAGGTTCTCCCCTGCTGGTCGAATTCTCACCGGCCTCGGCACTTCTAAGCGTGTTACTCCATACAATTGCTTCGTGTCAGGACCCATCGAAGATAGTCTTAACGGACCCGGTTCGATCATGGATCGCCTCTCACAGGCGGCTGAGACACTCAGGAGAGGAGGAGGCATAGGTTATGACTTTTCAACTATTCGTCCGAGGGGAGACAAAGTCAGAAGTCTTGATAGTAGGGCGAGCGGGCCTGTTAGCTATATCCAAGTTTATGACGCGATGGCTGCGACCATTTCCTCGACTGGAGAACGGCGAGGAGCTCAAATGGGTATCCTACGTGTGGATCATCCAGACATCGAAGAGTTTATTCACGCTAAGCAAAATTCGAACAAACTTAACACCTTCAACTTATCCATCGCCATTACGGATGAATTCATACAGGCGGTTCAGGAAGGATCTTCCTTTACACTTAGATTTGAGGGAAGACAATATGGAACAGTGGATGCCAAAGCCCTCTGGGAAACCATCATGCGGAGCACCTGGGACTGGGCAGAACCCGGAGTCATCTTCATCGACAAAGTCAACGAGTGGAACAACCTAGCGTACTGTGAAACGATAGGAGCGACAAACCCATGCAGCGAACAACCGTTGCCCCCGTTTGGAGCGTGCCTGTTAGGGTCCTTCAATGTAGTGAAGTACCTGACGCCAGCTGGGCCAGGGCGGAGGTACAAGTTAGACCTACACTCCCTTGCAGAGGACGTTGGTCCTGTTGTGCGCGCGATGGACAATGTTGTGGATGTTGCTGCTTATCCGCTACCAGAGCAGAGGTCAAGTGCCATCAATACAAGGCGGATGGGACTAGGCGTGATGGGAGTAGCTAATGCCGTTGAAGCTTGTGGATACGCCTACGGGACAGAAGAGTATATTGGTCTCATGGAGGACGTACTGGCAGTCATCAAAAATGAGGCTTATTTGCATAGCTCTGTTTTGGCGAAGGAGAAGGGGACATTTCCTGCATTTGATAGAGACAAGTTCTGCGACAGTCCTTTCGTCCGAACACTCCGTTGTGATGTCAGGAAAGCTATCAGCGACTACGGAACTCGCAACAGCCACCTTACCAGTATCGCGCCTACGGGAACTATCAGCTTTTGTCACGATAACATTTCAAGCGGCATTGAGCCAGTCTTCTCGGTCTCAGGGCGACGAATGGTCCAGATGCCATCAGGCCCAGTTACGTTCGATACAGAGGATTATGGCCATAAACACCTTGGAGTGGTTCCTAGGACAGCGGGGGAGGTCAGTGCTTTACAGCACGTTGCGGTTCTGGCAGCGGCTCAAAGACACGTTGATAGCGCCGTCAGTAAAACCTGTAATGTATCGTCGGGTATGGCCTGGAGGGAGTTCCAAGACATCTACTTTAACGCATGGGGAGCAGGCGCAAAAAGTTGCGCCACCTTCCAAGACGGAGGGAAGCGGGGAAGTCTCTTAGAGAAGATTGAAACAGTTGCTGATTGCTCGAGCGGTGCTTGCGCCGCGTAGTGAGAGGGCCACGGCGTCTAGTATTATTCTAGATGCCGGGCCTCTACCTTTATCGGTAGTGTCGTTCCACCCTGTCGTGGGTTTTTTGGGGTAAGAAGGGGCGCCCCAGCTAGACAGTGTGCCTAGATGGGGGCGCCTTACCATCGTGGTTGTTGTTGCAAACCACCTGACGTGGGTTCCTGCCTTTAGGGCAAAGTGCTAGCGAGACATCGCGTCTCTTCCACGGGATCACCGGCCAGCCGTCCACAGGGCTTTACAAGCCCCAAACAGTCCCCGATTGTCAAGCCCAGCCAATTGCTGCATGGCACAATGGCTCCTGGGCGGACCCTGCGACTGACCAAGTGGAGACGAAGATGCAGAACGTGGTAGCTCTC